CCCCTTTCTAATTAACTGTCTAATTTATAAAGAAAAGGAAATATCATGGCATTTACAACTCTCCCCATCGCAGGTGTAGACCTTGTTGGAACTCAAACCGCAACAGAATTAGCCGCACAAGGCACTCCTGCGAATTTTGGCCCATTAGGTGTACAAACTTTTGCAAATGATGGTTTGCGTTATGTTTGGGCTATTGCTGGTGCAGCTATTACAGCTTCAACAACAACTTGTTCTATTAACGCTTCAACCTTTGTAGCTACCGCTTCTGCTGGTACTTACACTTCACCTACAACCGCAATGGCTTCTGGCGATTATGGTTGGTTTAGCAAGGCTTCAGTCTAAAAAATTGAAGAATTAGTAGTATCCTAGGGACTTCCTCACAAGGGGAGTCCCTTTTTCTTTTAATAACCCTAACCACTTAGGAGATTTAAATGGCTATTGAGTCAGATGTAAAAAACGCAGACGCAAACCTAGCAGTCACATTCTATAAACGGTCAGTAAAGCAAGACATGGCTTCTGAAGAAGCTGGCAGACCGATTTTTAAAGAATTTGATTTTATAAGAATTATGGTTCCTGGCGATAATTTAAGTGAAATTGACACTTATGCCCAAGAGTCCCATAAACAGCGTTTTCCACGCCATTGGGCGCATTACCAAAATCAAGAAGGTACAAATCAAAACTTTGAAGGTACACCTATTGAACAATGGCCTCAAGTAAGCCGTAGTCAAGCTGATGAATTAAGAGGAATTAAGTTTCCTACCGTTGAGTCTGTGGCTAACTGTTCAGACCAGCAATTACAGCGTATTGGCATGATTGCAGGTATGTCGCCCCATTCTTTTCGTGAAAAAGCCAAGGCTTTCCTCAATTTAGCTACAGATTCAGCCGAAGTAGCACAAAGAGAAGCAGAATTGCAAGCATTAAAAGAAGAAAATGCTAAAATTAAGGCTGAAACAGATGCGAAGCTATCCAAAATGCAAGAACAAATGGAAGCGCTACTTGCGGCTGTTGCGGAAAAAACTCCAAAATCACGCAAACCGAAAGTAGTAGAGGCCTAATATGTCCCAAACGATGTTGCAAATGGTTCAGCAAGTCACAGCAGAACTTAACTTAGCAGTACCTTCCTTTGTAGCTGGAAATCAGTCACAAGATGTGCAACAAATCTTGGCGTTGATGAATGGTGCTGGCTATGATTTAGTTAAGGAATACAACTGGCAAGCCCTTCAGGTGCAATATCGTTTTTACACACAAGCTATTAATACTTCAGCTACTTCTGTAAATGGTTCTACTACTATACAAATTGATGAAAACATTGATTTAAGCGCTGTTACTACTCAATGGCAAGTTACTGGCACAAACATTAACCAAGACACCAATGTAGTGTCAGTTAATAACACTACAAAGCAAATAGTTATCAGCCAAATGGCTTCTGGTACTGGTTCAGGCGCTATTGTTTTAGCCCAAACCGCTTACACATTACCTGCTGACTTTGAAACCATTACAGACCGTACTCAATGGGACAAAACTAAGCATTGGGAAGCATTAGGGCCTGAAAGCGCCCAACAATGGCAATGGCTAAAGTCTGGTTATATCTCAACTGGGCCTCGTATTAGATGGCGTATTTTGGATAACCAATTCCAAATATGGCCGCCAATGAATACCAATGAGTACCTTGGTTGGGAATACCGTAGTAAAGGTTGGGCAAGGTCATCTACTGGGGCTATACAAAATAGCTTTACACAAGACTCAGATACAACTGTATACGATGACCGTTTAATGGTTATTTATACCAAACTTAAATACTTCCAAGTAAAGTCTTTTGATACTACTGCATTGCAACAAGATTATCAGCGCTATTTAAGCGTTGTTAAAGCCAATGACAAAGGTGCGCCAAATCTGTCATTTGCACCATACCCAAGCAAAGTGCTTATTGGTTATGCCAATATTCCTGATACTGGTTATGGAAGCTAATCATGGCGCAACCTAAAGGTCGTACCGCAGTCACAGCCTCGGTTTCTAGCCCTATTGGTGGTTGGAACGCTAGGGATTCTATTGCTGAAATGCCGCCATTAGATGCGGTAGTTTTAGACAATATGTTTCCTACGCCTACTGATGTTCAGTTGCGCCTAGGTTATACCAAGGCTAGTGTTTTAACCACAACAACTGGCGTACAGACTATTTCTAGTATTACTGTTTCGGGGATTACCGCAACCCTTATTACTGCAGCAGCACATGGTTTATCTACTGGTAACACAGTTTCAATTACTGGGGCTACCCCTGCTGGGTTTAATGGCGTTTACACAATAACCGTTACAAATTCGACTACTTTTACTTATAAACCTATTGCTGTCCCCGCAGGAAACGCTACAGTAGTTGGTGTTTATGCAATAGGAATAACAACACCAATTAATTCTTTAATGAATTATGCTGGGTCTTCTACTCAAGACTTATTTGCTGCTGCTGGTACAACTATTTATGATGTTTCTGGCCCTGTTGCTGTTGCCTCGCATACCATTTCCAATGACAAAATGCAGCACGTCAACATTACTACTGCTGGTGGTCATTTTCTAGTAGCTTGTAATGGTCAAGATGCCACTACCTTTTATAACGGTACAAATTGGATTAATATTGCTTCTACAGAAACGCCACAACAAGTAAACAGCATTACTAGAGTAGGTACTTTAGCTACTGCTACCACTAATGTGGCACACGGTCTTGTAACAGGCAACCAAATTGTAATGTCTGGCATTACACCAGCAGCTTATAACGGTACATTCATTATTACCGTATTAAATGCCACACAATTTACTTATGTAATGGCAAGTACGCCAGCTTCTAGTGCTACAGCTAACGGTACTGCTTACGCAATTACTTCTATTACCAATACAGGCACAGGTGCATTAGTTACTACTGCTTCTGCCCATAATCTGTATACAGGCAACATTATTGTAGTTACAGGTGCTACTCCTGCGGCATATAACGGCACTTATGCTATTACACGCCAAAGTGCTACAACTTTTACTTATGCTTTAACTACTAACCCAGGTGGTGATGCCACAGTAGTAGGAACTTATAGTGTTGCAGCCAATACTATTACTTATTTGTCCCATAGTGGGACTCAAGCCAATGTAACAACGGCTACAGCGCATGGTTTGTTAACTGGTAACCAAATTACTGTTTCTGGAAGCACTCCAGCAGACTACAACGGTACATTTATTATCACTAGACTTAACGATACCCAATTTACTTATGTAATGGCTACAAGCCCAGCTACAGACGCTACTGTTATTGGTTCTTATGTAGTGGTTGCCCAAACTATTCTTACCAATGTGCAAACAGGTATCGTTGCAAAGCTAACAACCCCTGTAAACCATGATTTAGTGACAGGCGACCAAGTTGTTGTTTCTGGTTGTGTACCGATTGCCTACAACGGCACATACAACATAATTGTTATTAGTGCTACAGAATTTAGCTACATAATGGCTTCAGCACCTATTACAGGCGCTACAACCGTAGGTACTTATGCCACTTTTCAAGGTGGTTACACTATTAATTACGCCATTACAGGTGTAAATAGTAACAAATTTGTTCATGTAAACCTGTTTAAAAACCGCCTATATTTCACCGAAGAAGGCAGTATGAGGGTCTGGTATTTACCAGTTAACTCTATTGCTGGTGTAGCAGAACCTTTAGAATTTGGTGGAATTGCACGCAACGGTGGCTTTATTCAAGGTATGGCTACTTGGACTATTGACGCTGGACAAGGTGCTGACGATTACGCAGTCTTTGTAACCAGCATGGGCGAAGTTATTGTCTATAACGGTACAGACCCTAATGACGCTGCGACTTGGGCGCTAAAAGGCGTATGGCAATTAGGCTATGTATTTGCAAGGCGTTGTTTTTACAAGTTTTTGGGCGACATTCTATTGCTTACCCAAGACGGTTTAGTGCCTTTAGCTTCTGCATTGCAGTCTAGCCGACTAGACCCTAGGGTTAACCTTACTGACAAAATTTATTACGCTATTTCTCAAGCTGCTACGCTTTATGGCATTAACTTTGGTTGGCAAATTGCGTTTTATGCAAGTGAAAATATGCTAATTATTAATGTGCCAATTAACTCAGGCATACAGCAATATGTAATGAATACTATTTCTAAGGCTTGGGCTAGTTTTACTGATATTAATGCCCAATGCTGGGAATTATCTAATGACCAAATGTACTTTGGTGGCCCAGGTTATGTGGGCCATTTCTGGAACGCTTACTCCGATAATGGCAATAACATTAATGCGTCAGTACAACAAGCCTACAGCTATTTTGACGCTAGAGGTCAACTAAAACGCTTTACTATGATTCGCCCTATATTCCAAACAGATAACGGTATTCCTTCTGTTTTGACAGGTATAAATGTGGATTTTGACACCCAAAACAATCTTGGAACGGTGTCATTTAATGCTTTAAACGCTGCTATTGGTTCTTGGGATAACGCTATTTGGGATGAATCCCAATGGGGTGGTGCATTGTCTATTACTAAGTCATGGCAAGGTGTTACAGGTATTGGTTATTCAGGTGGTATAGCTATGAAAATAGCTTCCCAAGGTATTGATGTGCATTGGGCTTCTACAGATTATGTAATGGAACGAGGTGGCGTTCTTTGAGGCAGGTTGTTACTAATAACCAAGATTATATGCGTGCTTGGTTGGGTAATAAATTGGGCGAGAAATTGCCAGAGAACACCACTTGTATTGGGCAGGAAAAAGACGGTAATTTAGTAGCAGTAATAGGGTATTGTGGTTTTATGGCTAAATCATGCGTAATGCACGTTGCAGCCATAGACGACAACTGGATTAGTAAAGACCTATTGTGGGCAGTTTTTGATTATCCCTTTAATAAACTAGGAGTTAGCGTTATACTTGCAACAGTTTCCTCTAATAATAAGGAAGCGTTAAAGTTAGACCGACACCTTGGTTTTTTAGATAAAGCGTATATCGAAGATGCCCATTTAGATGGGGATTTGGTCATATTAGCAATGAGGCGTGAAAATTGTCAATGGTTAGACATTAAAGCGCCCCTAAAAGGAGTTAAACATGGGTAGCGGTGGCGGATTATTAGGTGGTGTAACAAATACATTGTTTGGCAGTCCTCAGACTGTAGACACTCCAGACTATACAAGTGCAGCGCAGCAAACTTCTGCGGCTAATGCGGCTAATAACCGTATTAATCAAGTCACGCCCTATGGTAGTTCTCAATACCAACAAACTGGTACTGACCAGTATGGTAATCCTACCTATACCATGAATACAACGGCTGCCCCATTTGTGCAAAATGCTATTAATGCACAAGGCGGTCAACTAGCTTCTACCTACGGTTCAGCGTTTCAATCCCCTACATTTAATAGCACAGGCGATATGCCAGCTATGAATTATTATGGTTCACGCTTAAATCAACAACAATTTAACCCTGCTACTCAGCTTTTGCCATTACCTAAATATAATGTAAACACGCAAATTGACCAAGCTGCTTTGCCTTCTTATGGAATTAACCCTGGTGAATCCTACGAAGCAGCTATTATGCGTAGGCTTGAACCTTCACTACAGCGTCAATCTCAGGCTTCAGATGCACAGTTAGCAAATCAAGGTATTGTGCCAGGCACTAGGGCTTACGAAACAGCCAAACAACTTCTTGCACAACAACAAAATGATGCAAGAACTAGCGCTATTGTTGGCGGTATGGACACAGGATTGCGTGCCAATCAACAAGCATATGGTCAGCAAGCTGGTCAAATTGGGCTTAACCTTACTGGTCAAGAACAATCATTTACTCAACCATTACGCACTAATGTGCAAAATATGTCTGCTAATGAATTGGCATATAACCAACAAATTGCTAACCAAGGTCTTGGTATGCAAGCGCAAAACCAAGCATTTACGCAAGCAATGATGAAGTACATGACTCCATTGCAAGTTGCCCAAGGATTAAAAGGTCTTTCTACACCTACTTATGCACCTACAACAACTGTGCCAGGAACAGACTATTTAACTTCTATGGGGCTTACAAACCAAGGAAATGTTGCAAGCGCAAACGCCCAAAATGCTTACAACAACGCAATGATGCAAGGATTGTTTACTTTGGGCGCTGGTTCTATTGCTTCCCCAAAAGGAACTATTAGTGACTTATTTAAGTTTGGTTAGGAATTAACATGGCAAATGATATTTCACAATTAATTGCTAATCCAGAACTTGCTGGATTTGAACGCCAACGCAAAATGGCGCAAATGCTTGTACAACAAGGTATGCAAACACCACAAAGTCAAATGGTTGGTGACAGATATGTCCCAGCAAATCCTTTGCAATATCTTGGTAATTTGTTTAATGTTTATGCAGGCCAAAAAGGACTTGAAGATATTGATAAAAAAGAATTGTCAATGGCACAAGCATTGCGTCAAAAAGAAGTTGCTGATTTAAATAAATTTGCAGAACTGCAATATGGCACTCCAAGTCAAATGGTACAACAGGCTGGGCCAATGATGGATGGTGGAAATATTGCACCTCAAATGGTTCAAGGTCAACAACCTAATTTAATAAATGCTTTCAAATTTGGCGCACAATCAACAAATCCATTAGTCAGGTCACAATTAGCAGAAATGTTAAAACCTCAAAAGTTTGCTGAAGGCGAAGTTATGCAGCGTTTAAACTTAGCTACAGGACAAATGGAAACAGTAGGTCAAGGTGGGCAAAAAGTTGCCCCAGAAATGCGTCAAGCTATGCAATTTTTAGGTATTAATAAACCTTTAGACCAACTATCACAACAAGAATTGCAAGCTATTGAGAAAAAAGCTATTGAATTCAAAAAGGCTGGGGCTTCTAGCATAAGTCTTAATATGCCATCTGAAAGCGAAAGAAAAGCTGGAACAATGGCTAATATTCTTGATAAAAATATTCAACAAATGCAAACAGCTTTAGGAGTAGACCCTACTGCTGCTAAACCAAATGTGCCAGCAAGTGTTGTAGAAAGCATTACAGGGCCTAATTTGTTGTCTAGAACAATGAAACCTGCACAGCGTCAAATTATTGAAGATTCACAATTAGATGTTCTTGATGCTGCTTTAACATTGCGTACTGGTGCTGCATATACCAAAGAACAATTAGAAGGTATGCGTGAAACTTATTTTCCTAAATTGGGTGATAAACCTGCTACTGTTCAAGCTAAAAAACAACGCTTAGAAACATTGCTTGATTCTGCATACATTTCTTCAGGAAGGGCTACACCTCCTAGAACATCTGTGCCTTATGCAACCCCACCTGCACAACCAAATGCAAATCAACAATTAAATATTCCTAATATAAAATTGCCGTCTGGCGTTAGTCAACAACTTTGGAATGTAATGACACCTGAAGAAAAGGCTGCGTTTAAATAATGGCTATGACTCAAGAACAAGCTATTGCATTAGCAAGTGCTAGATTAAGACTTTCAGAAATGGGAGGCGGTCAACCTGCTTCATCTGGTCAATTTGGTGAAACTGGTGGTGGTGCTGCATTAGGCCGACCCATTAATCGTGGACAATTAAATATTGACCCAACACCTCGCCCATTAGAATCTGCAATGGCAGCATTTACTAAGTCAATGGTTGATATTCCTATTGGCGCAGCACAATTAGCAACTGGTGGAAATTTAGGCACAAGTGAATTAGCACAAAGATTAAGCCAGCAAGCAGAACCTTATCAACAAGAAAATCCTATTTCTTATGGAACAGGTCGTGTATTAGGTGCTGTAGCCCCTGCTATTGGCGCTTCTAATGTTATCGGTCAAATTCCTTCTTTTGCTAAAGCATCTCCGCTTTTGCAAAATATAGGTATGGGTGCTGCATTAGGCGCTATGACTCCAGAAGAAACTGGAAAAACTGGCGCTAATTTGTATACTGAACAAGCAAAACAAGCTGGTATAGGTGCTACTTTAGGTGCTGTTTTAACACCAATACAAAAATTAGTTGGTATGTTGCGTGGCCCAGAACAAACACCGCAAATGGCTGGTGCAATAGAAAAAGCCCGTCAAGCTGGTTATGTAATTCCTCCTACACAAGCTAAAGGTTCAATTCTTAATCGTGCTTTAGAAGGTACTGCTGGTAAGATTAGCACAGCCCAAAACGCTAGTGCAAAAAACCAAGAAGTTACTAATAAGTTAGTTTCAAAGGCTTTAGGATTTCCTGAAGAAGAAATGTTAACACCTGAAGGTTTAGGCAATATTCGCACCATAGCTGGTAAAGCATATGAAAACATAGAAAATATTGGCATTATTAAACCAAGCAAAGAATATTTAGAAGGTTTAAATCAAATAGCTAGTAAACCATTAAAAGCCCAAGCTGGCTTTCCTAATGCTAAACCTAGTCCTATTATTGATTTAGCTGAATCGTTAAAATCTGACGCTTTTGATGGTTCTGCTGTTGTGGCTAAAATTATTGACCTTAGAGATGCTGCTAATACAGCTTACGCCTCTAATCAAAAGTTGCTTGGTAATGCAAATAAAAAAGCAGCTGAATTATTAGAAGATGAAATTGAACGACATTTAAAAGGCACAAATCAAACACAATTACTTGATGAATTTAGAAATGGTCGTCAATTAATTGCTAAAACTTACACAGTAGAAAAAGCTATGAACAAAGTTTCAGGCAATGTGGATGCTAAAGTTTTAGCTAGAGAACTTAAAAAAGGCAAACCATTAACTGAAGAATTAAAAACTGCTGCTGAATTTGCTACACAATTTCCTAAAGCAACTCAAACTCTTGAATCCATGGGAAGTTTGCCACAAACAAGTCCTTTAGATTTAATGGCAGCAGGGGCAGCATCAGCAGCATTAACACCAGCAGCAATGTTAACTTTAGGTATAAGACCTGGCGCAAGGGCAGCAGCGTTATCAGGCCCAATACAAAATAGACTGGTACAAGGTCAAATATCTCCAGAACAATCTGCTTTGGCTAGATTATTAATGTTACAAGGTGGTATTCCAGCCACAAATGCACTAATTCAAGGAGTTGGAAATGAGTAGAAACGGTAGCGGTACATATTCCTTACCTGCTGGTAATCCAGTAGTTACAGGCACAACTATTAGTTCTACATGGGCTAATAACACGCTTACAGACATTGCTAATGCCCTTACAGGTTCTTTATCTGCTGACGGTCAAACAACCGCTTCTGGCAACCTTAACATGGGTACAAACCGTGTTATTAATGTGGGTGACCCTACTAGCGCACAAGACGCAGCTACTAAATACTATGTAGACCAACTAATTGCTGCCTTAGGCACAATGGCTTACCAAAATGCCAATGCTGTTGCAATTACTGGCGGTACTGTTACAAGCGTAACAATTAATTTAAGCAGCATGACTAATCAAATGTTTTTGCCTGTTGGCCCTACAGCTTTGCGTACTGCTTCACCTATTCAAGGTTTAATGCGTTTTAATACTGACGCAGGTGGTTTTTATGAAGGCTACATTAATGGTGATTGGCAAAAATTTGTAACTGTAAATCAAGGTTCTTATGTTATTACCTATGTTTCTATAGGTGGTGGCGCAGGCGGAGGCGCTGCTGGTGGTGGCGGTTCTGGTGGTGGTGGCGCAGGACAATTTACCGCAAGTTCATTTACTGCAATTCCCACTACCGTCTTTACTATGACTATTGGTGGCGGTGGCGCACAAAGCGCAAGTGGTTCTTCAAGTACTATTCCTGGCATTGTTACAAGTCTTGGCGGTAGTACTGGTTCAACTCCAGGAACAGGTTTTGGTGGCTTTGGTGGTTCTTCAGGAAATGGATTTGCAGGTGGTACTGGAGGTGCTAGTACAGGCGGTGGTGGCGGTGGTGGTTCTACTGCCGTTGGTGCAAATGGTTCAGGCGGTGGCGGTGGTAATGGTGGCGCAGGAACAAACTCAGTTATTACTGGCAGTTCTGTAGATTATGCTGGAGGCGGTGGAGGTGGACCTGGTGGTTCTGGTGCTGCTGGCGGTGGTAGTGGTGGCGGTGTTGGTGGTGCTGGTACTCCTAACTCAGGTTCAGGAGGTGGAGGAAGCAATGGCGGTGGTGGTGGTAACGGTGGTTCAGGCGTTATTATTTTATCTATGGCTACTGCTTCATACTCTGGTACAACTACAGGTAGCCCAACAATCATTACAAGTGGCGCTAATACCATTCTTAAATACAATTCTTCTGGCACATACACCGCATAAGGAAAGACTATGTTTATTTTTACTTGGTTATTTGACAAGATTGGCTATATGCCAAAAGTAACTGTAGATACTGCATGGTCTTTTCCTACGCCTAATAAAGTTGCCCCAAAAGCTAAAACTATTGCCCAAAAGCCAACAGTAAAAAAGGCTACTACTCGTAAGAAGAAAGCATAATTATGGAATGGCAATATGTATTTAATTTTCTAGGTGCTGGACTTCTTACTGCTGTAGGTTGGTGGTGCAGACAAATTTGGGACTCAGTACAAACCCTAAAAAAAGATGTTCAAAACATTGAAGTAGTGCTTCCTACTAAATATGTTCTTAAAGAAGATATTGAAACCAAGTTTGACAAATTAGAAAATACATTGCAACGCATTTTAGATAAGCTAGACACCAAAGCTGACAAATGAGGCGCAAAACTAGGGGTGCTATGCACTCCAAAACCATGTGGTTTTCTTTTGCGTTAGTTGTACTAGGAGTGGTCTATGATAATTTTAGCTATATTGAAAATCTTATTGACCCTCGTTTGTATGGCGTATTTCTTATTTTTATTGGTATTGTTGTTGCTGTGCTTAGATTTGTAACCACAATGCCTTTAGAGGACAAATAATGTTTGGTTTAACAATCCCATTTCAGTTTTATATATACGCAGCGTTGTCTTTGGCTGCTGTTGGTGGTATTGGCTACGGCAAATATCAGTCTGTTAAGTATGATGCCTATGTATCAAAAGCTGAAGCTGTTGCTAAAGAACAAGATATGATTAATCTTTATAAAGCTAAAGAAGCTGCCCAAGTAAATGAAAAGGTAAAAAATGATTATGAAAATAAGCTGTCTATTATTAAGCGTACTTATAGTGGGGTGCGCTTCACCAATCCCCAACAAACAGGCGTTATTTCCAACACCGCCAGCGCAACTGATGGCACAGCCACCGACCCTCAATTTATTGAAAAGTGCGCCATAACGACATTGCAACTTGTTTCATTGCAAGCATGGTTAAATGAACAAATAGGCATATTTAATGCAAGGTAATTTTAAAGAATGTCTTGAGTTAGTATTAAAGGCAGAGGGTGGTTGGGTTAATCATTCTAGCGACCCAGGCGGTGAAACAAATTTAGGCGTTACTAAGCGTGTTTGGGAAGAATGGGTAGGTCACCCTGTGGAGTCCCTTAAAAGCCTTACAAAAGACCAAGTAGCACCCTTATATGAACAAAGATATTGGAGGCCTTGCTATGGAGAAGTATTGCCTAGGGGACTCGACCTTGTTGTCTTTTCAATGGGAGTTAACGCAGGGCCAGGTAGGTCAGTTAAATTGCTTCAATCAGCTATTGGATGTGTACCTGACGGAGTTATTGGCCCAAAAACAAGAGGACTTATTTGTGACTCCAATACTGCAACTCTTATCTCTAAATTCTCTGAAGCTAGACGGGAATATTACAAGTCATTAAAAACTTTTCCCGTATTTGGAAAAGGTTGGCTAACCAGAGTAGATAAGGAAGAATCAGAAGCACTTAGTCTGGCTAAGAACTCTTGACCCCTTTGTAATCTGTCCTAAAGGCGTTTCTAGGCGTTTTACACGGTTGTCTGGGTGACACACCCACTTTGACCCCATACGCTTAATCATGGCCTTAGAATTGGCTTCATTTTGTGCCATTAATAACTCATACATTGGGTAGCTAAAGCGCCCAGCTTCAATCATTTGTTTCAATAAACTCTTGTCGTTCTTTGTCATGGTTTTCCACTATAGTAATTTCACCACCGTTTAAATTAACGGTAAGTGACCCATTTGCTTCTTCAATAATTTCGTACATATTTAAAAATAATACCTTCCAAAAACACACAAAATCATTAGAAAAAATAAAGCAATTAGAATTTCTTTAGTATTTTTGTTCATTTTATGTAAAGTTTATTATTCAAATAAATCATTTTGACCTGCTTTTGCTTGTAATGATTTTAGGTAATTTTTTAGGGCTTTATCATCTTCCTTAAATATTTTATGAAATAACTGACTAGATGGCATTCTTACTCTGTTTTCGTCAAATGCGCCACGCAATACAAAGCTAGAAAACGCCCTACAAGCTAACTCATCTTTACCGCATTTATAAGCTAGTTCGCAATTATCACAAGGGCATATTTCGGTAAAATTCATAAACCCTTTTTAGAAGTATCAAGTCAAAGTCTTTTTAGTCGTTCGTCTACGAGTACTTAAGCTGAATAGTGTCAATGACCTGATGTAAAGAAGTTTAGTCTAAATGCAATAGATTTATGTAGGTGTTTTCCCTATGTGTTGTATTTTGCCAAACTTTACAAACATAGGACATCAATGTCACATTTTTGCATAATTTTTTATTGAAATTTTATACACTTATTTATTTTCCAAACGGGAATAATGTAAGAAAAAGTAGCGTATTTTACACAAAAATTCTCAATAGGGGCATTTTGTAAGGTTTAATAAATGATTTTTTACTAAGGCTTTAAGCTATTTAAGGACTCTTTAATAAGCCAACAATTCTGTTGATATGTATACTTTTTGTCAATAAATGTACATATAGGTATTAATATGTATAAGTCTTAGACATAGATTGACCAAGGGTGATGGGAAACCATCAACCGACCCAATGTCTATGACACCTAGTCCTTCCGAAGATAATGTTCTCTCGATAAAGGGTCTTGTATCACCTTGTCCCCTAAATCTTCTGTAGTACCCATTTAAGTCTACGAGGCTTGCAGTCGGGTGCATGACCAGCCTATCTTTTCTTCCACGCCACCGATTTAGGTGCTTAGTACGCCTGGAGTGCGGACTGCAATAATACTACAAGTATTTATCCCTATGAAATTCTCCATGAAAACCAAAGGTTTCTAAATTTGACAATTCTCTTTCAAAAGAAAAATACCTTGCTAATTCTTCTGGCGCAAACTTAATTCCATTGCTTACAAGGTAATCCCTATTTAAATGGCAAATAAGGTCATCTTCATTTCTTTCTTTATAAACAAACCCAGGGCTTGCAGTCAACTCTAAAAGGCGCTTACTGCGTAGGGAGAAACCCCCATTACCTACACGCAACCCTTCAGGATGCCAAGGCCATACTGCGCCTATATAGTCATAGTTTAAAAATTCTGGTTGCCAAGCGTTTGCGTTAATTATGTAACCATCCCAATGAACACTTAAAACAAATTCAGTTTTTATGTATTTATGTAAATCAAACAACATAAATTTTGAATACTCTTGTATTGATTTAAATGGTTCAACCATTGGTGGCTTTAAAAAAATAACATCTTCAAATTGACATTGTTTTAAGCATCTATCAATAGCTTTTTGTGCTAAATGTGGATGATTAGTGTCAATGGCAAAAAGAGTTACATTATTTAGTTTCATCTTGTTTACCAAAAGCGTTGTTTTTTAACAACTCAGGCCATATTAACCAAAAGCTAGTAGGAAACAAGTCTTGTCTGGTTACTAACCCATGACTTTCTGTTTCAATTCTTGCACCCAATAACATAAATTTGTCGGCTGGAATTCCCCTAATACGCCAGTTAGATACGGCAGCAGGGTCTACTTTGCACATTCTAGCCACCTTTGCTGTACCACCTAGTAGGTCAATAATTGCCGTGTCGGTTAGTTTTAATTTTGTGTCCATTAACGCAGTTTAACTTAAATGTTGTTTATTTGCATAGACTTTACTTTTTATATTCACTTGTGTTAAAGTGTGTTTATAGCAATTTTGCTATGCCAAAGGGAGAAATATTATGGATGAAATGGCACAGGTAATGATGGAAGTAGAAGAACGCTTAGAAATAGCGTTAGATAACATGGAATACGGCACAGAATTGTCGCAAGACGATGTGGATGTTATTCGTGCAGCGTGCGGTAAACCCAACAACAAACGCAATAATCTTTTGCAAGATGTTTTTAATGATTTTGGCAATGTGTTTGGAGGTAAAAATGCCTCAATCTGATTCTATTAAAGAACTTGCAACCGCATTGTCTAAAGTTCAAGGGGAACTCACTTATGCTAAAAAAGATTCATCAAATCCTTTCTTCAAATCTCGGTATGCTGATTTGGAGTCTGTTTGGGATGCTTGTCGCAGTCCTATGGCTGCAAACGGTCTTAGTGTTATCCAAATGCCTGGCAACTACTTTGAAGGCCGTATGTGGCTGGTAACTAAGTTATGTCATTCTTCAGGTGAATGGATAGAACAAGAAATGTCTTTTCCTGTAGGTAAACCAGACGCACAGGGCGTTGTAAAAACCGATGCCCATAGTTGCATGGCTGCAATAACTTATATGCGTAGAGGTGCTTTAGCAGCGTTTTTAGGCATTGTTCAAGCTGATGATGATGGCAATACAGCCGTTGGCGTTAAAGAACCAATCAAACCAATTTTAAAATCTGTAGCAAAACCTGTGGAGATGGAATAAATGGCATTTGTCCCTAAAGAAGGTAGCGGTAGCCTTTTTAAAAATACCCGCAAAACAAGTGAAACTCACCCAGACTACACAGGTTCAATTATGAACAATGGTAAAGAACATTGGTTGTCTGCTTGGGTTAAAGAAGGTAAGAATGGTAAATTTTTTAGCGTGTCCATAGGTAAAGAAAAGTTACCAATGGGCTTTAAAGAAGCTGGCGCTGATGAATTACCTAAAAACACCATTGAAGATGATGTGCCATTTTAGGAATTAAATATGAATACCCAGTTGAATTGCATTATTAAAGAACAGGCAATTATTCACACAGAGGAATACCATGTGGATGAAGAAAGACAGCTTATTTCAATGACGCTAGGCGGTCTTGAAAGCGTTTTAAATACAGCATTTCAACTGGCAGCAGACATGGTTGAAGATGAAACTGATAGAATGAAAATCTTACAGTTGCAAATTAAGTAGTAAATTTAAAGGGGAAATAAAATGGCTGAACATTGGTATTGCGGTGCAACAGGCGAACCACGCTATACAGTTATTGGTAAAAACGGTAAAGAACGAAACACCAATATAAAAGACGCTAGAGAGTTAGGGTTAGTACCTAGTGTTACAACAATTAATTCTATGTTGTCTAAATCGGGACTAGATACTTGGAAACAAACCCAAGTGCTATACGCTGCTGTTGAATATCCAAGATGGGAAAACGAAGATGAAAAAGAATGGGTATCAAGAATACTTGAACTTGCAAAAGGAAAAAGCAGGGAAGCTGCACAAAGGGGTACTAATATCCACGACATTTTGGATAGTTACTTCTCTAGCGTTTGTTTACCTGAGTGGCCTACTTATATCAATAGGGTTCAAGAACATCTTGACAACACCTTTGGAAAACGCCAATGGGTGTCAGAACAGTCTTTTAGACACCCCGAAGGTTATGGTGGCAAGGTCGATTTGTACTGTAAAGCCGACAATAACCTGCCTGGCGTAGTAATTGACTTCAAGACGACAGAGAAATCCCCTGGTGAACTAACACCCTACTATGAGTATACATTGCAGTTATCAGCCTATAGAGAAGCCTTAGTGCCTGATGCAATATGCGCTAATGTGTTTATAAATGGAGATACAGGTGAAGTTGCAATAAAAATTCACCCAGAACAAGAACTTAAAGATGGGTATGAGGCTTTCCTGTCTTTATTGAAAGTATTTAAATTAAAAAATAAGCTAAACTAGATTACGGGGTGGTTTATGGTTTCCCCTTCCATTACTCCTTCACACGAGGCCACCCCACCCTTTTTCAAGGCGTTAAGCCACCATTGTAGGATGCAGTAAGTTAGGGTTTTTGTGGCTTTCCACCTAACGGGTAGCAACTGCTAAATACAGCCTTGTCGTATTTTGGCAACTTAGGGTAAATAAGTAGTGCAATTAGGGGAAATTTGTAATAAATTGTATTTACTCACTAACGAGTACACATTTAAAGGGGAAATTTAAATGAAATATAAGTTACAACATAAAAACGGTGGCGAAGTTACTTATCGTGCTACTGATTATTTTTCTTTTCAACAAGATTTAGACGCCATTCCTGCCATTGAAATTTGTGATTACACTTTTTTTATTAACGAAAAATTAGTATCTTTTGAAGTTGCAGAAAAAGCTGTTCAAGATTGTATTAATGCTTTTATTGCTAAACGCAATGAAACAAAAAAACAAATTTGGGCAAGAAAACAAGGAACGCAAGGAAACTTTAAAAACAATTTTCATCAAATTTGGATTAACAAATAACATTTAAGGGGATTTAAATGAAAGATTTTATAGGGGCTTGTTTATTAGGTGCTTTTCTAGGCATTATGTTTGGATATGGCATACCAGCAAAAGCACAAGCCTTATATGGCCCACAAGGTCAATATTTAGGCAACATTCAACAGTCTGGCAATACTGCCAACTATTATGGCCCAGCAGGTCAATATCAAGGTAGTGCCCAAACAAGTGGTAACCAGACCAACTTTTACGGTGCTAACGGTGCTTACCAAGGCACTTATCAAAACCAAGTACAACCAAACTACACACCATACACACCATACATACCACAACAACCTTTACAGCCACAAATGCCTAGGGGTTATTAATGAACGATGAACGCAGTCTTGCCAAAGAAATAACAGAAGGATTTGAAGCACTTAAATCTATGAGAAACAATGAACCAGTAGCGTGGATTACCAAGAAAGGCACAAAAGAAATGACTACTTTTACAACTGAAGATAGAATTGACGCTGAAAAGCTAACGCAAGCTACCATAGTAATTACCGCTAAAGGCAACGAAGTAGATGTCCATACCGAAGGTGAAGGACAGGCTTTATTTATTGCTAATTTAATTGTTTCTATGATGGACAACGAGGTTAAAAATGCTAATAAAAATAATCAAGGTTAAAGAAAACCCTGATGGGTCTGCTGATGTTTTAGTGCGCTACGACAAAGCTGGTTTAAATTTCTTAGTTCAACAAGGCCTAACAGCAACAATGGTAGAGGCCATAGTTCAATATCAGACAGGGGATGATTACAATGTTTGCGACATTCTGGGGACTTTACCCAAAAAAAGTAGCAAAGGGGGCAGCAATAAAAGCGTGGGTAAAATTAAAACCAGAAGAACACAAAGAAGTGATTGATGCCCTTGCAAGTCATATAAAATACTGGAGGGTCAAAGGCACAGATAAGGAGTTTATTCCTTACCCAGCTTCTTGGCTTAATCAAATGAGGTATCTTGATGAACTTGATTTTGAACCGCCCAAAAAGCCAGCATTACCTTGGTATTCATCGGAAGAATTAACACTTGCTAAAGCATTTGAACTTGGAATTACTCCCTACGCAGGAGAGTCATATGCCCAATTACGACAAAGAATTTCAACACAAATCAGCCGTCAGGCAACTGTGTAAGTTTCGTAAAGACATGGGGCTAACCAAGTTTCGTATGTACATTAGTGAAAAAGTTGTTTTACATCAATACTTTGCAGACTTTCAAAACCAGTATGCAAAAGGAAACAGGGGAGAATGGGGATGTTGGAAAAAATAATAGTAGGTGCTACTGGGTTAGGCTACCTTATAGTCTGTATAGCCCAGTTTAATAAAGGTGCTACATCTAACGCTATGATTTGGGGTGGCTATGCTTTCGCCCAAATTGGATTGTGGTTGGCATTAAAATGATTGCCGTATTATTTGCACGGCAAGACAGCCGTTACAAAGATTTACCTGGTTATGATGTTTATGACATTGACAGAGATGCTAGAAATTTTAATGAAAGTTACCCTGTTATTGCCCATCCACCATGCCGTGCTTGGGGTCGTTTAAGCCACATGGCTAATCCACGCCCAGATGAAAAAGATTTAGCTTGGTTTGCATTAGATAAAGTTCGTAAAAACGGTGGCGTTTTAGAACATCCAAAAGGCAGTAGATTGTGGAAAGAAGCGCCATTGCCTATGCCTGGCGAATTTCCTGATGAACACGGTGGTTTTACTATACTTATTGACCAATATCATTTTGGTCATGTAGCTAGAAAATGGACACATTTATACATAATTGGAATTACTCCTGACCAATTACCTGAAATACCAATTAGGGGGGGGCTGCCTTGGAAAACTATTTGTGGGATTACAGGTCAACCAGGTCGTAGATGTACTCAATACGAAAGAGAATATAGTCCTGACGGTTTAATTGAGTTTATGACTAAAATTTGCGAGAAAATTAATGAAAGATTACGACCCTAACGATGCTATTGACTTTATCTTTAAAACAGCGCCAGCGTATGCCAAAGCGAAGGGCGAATTGGCCCAGCTTGAGGCGTTTAAAAGTTCTCTTAAGGCGATTAAAATGGCACAGACAGACGAACAAAGTCTGGGCGCACAAGAACGAGAGGCTTATAGAAGCCAAGAGTATCAAGATTTGTGCAAGGCGATTGGATTGGCGACTGAATCTACAGAAGCATACAGATGGCAATTAGAAGCTGCCAAGATGAGATTTGAAGCATGGCGCACAGAACAAGCTAACAACCGTAATATTGAAAGACTAACCAAATGAGTGATTACTCAGAAAATTACCTTAAAATTCAAAGACTTCTAAGAAAATACCATGAAGCTACACTTAAAAACAATTATGAAAAAGCCACTCAAATTGCTTGTGAATTAGCAGAAGAAACAATACAACTAGAGTTTGCTACTTATGACCAAGTAAGAAAGCAATGGCTAAAATGAGGTCAATGCGTACTTTGTTTCCAAAAGTTGTAGATTATGGAGAACTTATAGGGTTAATACCTAGTAATGAAAAGTTTTCTCCTAGCGATATAGACGGTATATGTGAACGCAATGGGCAATTCTTTGTAATGGAATGGAAGCGCCCAAAAGACGATGAATATGAAGGCGAAAAGATAAGTTATGGTCAGCAAAGGCTATTACAGGCTTTAGCTGCTAAAGAAGGATTTATTGTTGTAATTGTTTACGGTCACACCGATAATGAAATGAAAATTGAAAAGTTTTTTAGAGTACAACCAGAAGGCCCATGTATTCAATTAGGCGTAGGCACACAAATGTTTAAAAAGTTTTATCAACAATGGTATGAACTAGCTGATGGCTACAAAAAGTGAAAAGAACACTCTCAATAAGATTGCAGAACTCGGATGTATTTTATGTTCCGAAGTCTATGGGTTTGAAGGCACTCCGTCAGAACTCCATCATGTGCGCAGGTATGGAAATGTTCGGTCTGCATCCCCTGTGCTTGCATTATGCCCAGAACACCATAGGAACGGAAATGATAGCCTTCACAGAATGGGCATCAACGCTTTTGAAGATAAACACGGAATTACCTGTGAGAGGTTATTGGAATTACAAGATAAAAGACTTGGAAAAGACTTTAACAAATAAAAAAGTTAAGTATGGCAGACCCACTTAAAGTTCAAGAGGGTCTACAAAGCCAATTTCAGACCAAATACGGTAGGCTTTTTTACGAAACTCCTTGTCGTGGTGTGTCCATTTATTTGTCCGATGACGGGACATATGGATTGCTTCATGCAACAACACCTTTAACACCGTGTCCAAAGTCCCACAACGAACCTCAGAAATAGTAATGATGTGTTCGTATTTGTCATTAGAGGGGTCATACAAATATGTCCCCATGTCATCACCTTTATCTACAATAAACTCAATTTCATCTGGCAATGGCATACCACGCCAATTACAAAAAGGCTTCATACAGTAGATAGCGCTGTATAGATTTTTAAGGATAGATGGCGTTAAGTGCATTAGTAATGGTGTAACTTTCCTCTAAAATCTACAAGACCTTTGCCTTCATCAAATACCCGAATTAACTCAGGTTGCAATAAATGGCCCTGTTCGTAGGTTAATAACGCTAAACCTGATGTCCAATCAGTCGGTGAGTCCTCGGTATAGTGTACAAACTGTTCACCTCTTGGGTCAGCTAGGCAGCCTGTTTGCACGCCCCAACGCCCATGACTGTTGTAATCATTGTATTGAACAGCACTTAAATGATGGGTATGACCACTAATGACATGAGTGCCAGCAGCCAAAGTATTGTTTCTACCCCCTGACCAAGAACCTTTCCACTTATGGCGAAACACCGTATTCATTGTGCCTGGGTTCTCAACCCAATATGTCCAACACCCTTTCCACATAGGAAAATGGTCTTTAAGGGTAAACCCTTGTACACCTTGATAACTATGCGCCCCGCCATTAGACAAGAATGTTTCAAACCTAGCGTCATGGTTGCCAAGAGTCCAAATTAACTCAGCACCTTTAGATACTGCTTCAATGCCAGACATCATTTCTTGACAGCACTCTAATTCTTCTTTTACTGTAGGGGTGTTAGACCAGCCAATTCTAGGGTGTCTACTTGCTTGGCTACCGTCAAAAGCATCGCCTATGCACACTACAACCTTGGGTTTAAATTCTTTTATGGTTTCTAATAAGGCTTTATAAGCGGTGGTATATGAAACATCGGGCCAAAAATGACAATCGCCAAACGCTACAATATGCCCTTTTTGCAATTCTGAACCACGCCTAGCGTGTCCAGCAGTTTCAAATATTCTTTTTGTTTGGTCTAGTCTTTGGTCATTAAAAGCTGTAAGTACAATGTTAAGTCTTTGTTCTATAGACCTTCTTCTGTTGTAGACTGCCCTTTCAGCCATTCCATGTTTCTGGGCAAACTTCATTGCCGAACCAAGATTATTCCATTCCGCTATAAACTGGTCGTCTGTCAAATGATATTTGTCCACTAAGAACCCCTATAATCTATAAGTTACTGAATACTAACCTAAAATATGGCATACGCTAAAAAAGTTGATAAAAATCAAGGTGATGTGGTAAAAGCGCTACGAAAAATGGGGGCAGATGTGTTTCTGCTTCACATGGTTGGCGGAGGGATACCAGACTTAATGGTTGCCTACGCAGGACACACTATTCTAATCGAAGTTAAAGACGGTGAAGATAAGAAATTAACCCCACAACAATTAACATTATTTGCTAATTGGAAAGGTGGTCAATTAGCTAGAGTAAATTCCGTGCAAGAAGCTGAAGAACTGTTAAAATGGCTTGAAATTGATGAGGACTCTTATGAATGACAACATGGCTTTATTTGCTGCTACGATGCTGCATAGCGCTACTAATACCCATTTCTTTCATTGGTCTACTGATAGTTTCAGCAAGCATATGGCTTTGGGAACTTATTATGACGGTATTGTTGACCTTACGGACAATTTGCTTGAGGCTTACATGGGTTGTTATAACAAAATTACAACATTCCCAAGCGTATATCATCAGCCTAAAGAAGCGGTTAAGTACTTGGAATCATTAAAGAATTTTGTAAATGATGCCCGCAAAGATTTGCCACAAGAAAGCCAAATTCAGAATATTATTGACGAAATAGCACAGCTTATTGACTCAACCCTTTACAAACTACGCTTTTTAAAATAGGAAGCTATATGCCATTAGATAAGTCAGGTAGCGCCCAAAGCGTAGGTAAAAACATTAAAGCTGAAATGAAAGCTGGAAAGCCTAAAAAACAGGCAATAGCTATAGCACTCAATGTAGAACGAGATAACGCCAAAGGTAAGCGTAAAGCTACTTTGGAAGAAGCCTATGGCAAGTTTATTGGAAAGCGTGAAGCCAAATGAAAGACGGACTTTACGCCAATATTCACCGCAAAAGGGCTAGGATTGCACAAGGGTCAGGCGAAAAGATGAATAAGCCAGGTAGTAAAGCTGCCCCAAGCGCTTCAGACTTTAAAGAAGCTGCTAAAACTGCCAAACCAAGCAGAAAAGAAATGATTGCCTCAAAGATGAAGGATATGTAATGGAACACATGACAAGAACTTACAAAAAAGAAGATGCTATGTTGCGCCCAGAACATGAGTCAACGCTTGAAAAACAACAGCGTATGCGTAGAGATAAGAAGAAGCCACCATTACTAGCTGTAGGCGGTAAAGGCGAAATGCTTAATCCTAAAGAGAACGCTAGAATGAAGCGTAAACAAGCATTAGCTGACGCTATGAACAAGATACACGACCCTGATATTGCTTAAATATGGCAACGCTGGCTGATGTTTTACGCAAAACAGGGTATTCCCAAGATGGGAAATTAACGCCCGTTGCGCCAACTGCACCAACATTAACAACAATTCTTGGTGAACATATTAAGACTTTACCCCAGCAAATAGAGGCAAACCAAAGGGCTATGGATAAAACCACGGCTGGAATGGATAAAACAGACATTTTTGGTAAGCCAAATCCTAATTACTATCCTGAAGCAATGGGTGAGTTTACTCAAAACTATATGCCCAACTTTATGGGTACATTCATTGGGGCTGGGTCTAAATTATGGAATTCCAAAAGCGCATTTGAAGCAGCAAAAATGCTTAAACAAGGCGTTTTACCAGAAGAAGTATGGAAAACCACAGGAACAACAAAAGGTTTAGAAAACGCATTTAGACAAGAAATATCTGATGCACCTGCTTTTTTAAAGGGCGGTGGAACTTTTCAAGATATAGTTGAAAAAAGAATGTCTGCTTTAGGTGTAACTACTCCCACAGTAGAAGAAATAATGCGTCATCCTCAATTATTTGAAGCCTATCCTCAATTAAAGGGTATTCAAGTCCAATATTTGCCAAAAGGGGATTCTGGAAAAGCGTCATATTCTCCCTTAGAAGGAATTATTAAGGTAAATAGAGATTTAGACTCTAATACAGCAACTTCTTCTATGTTGCATGAATTACAGCATGGTATACAAGAAATAGAAGGATGGAATAAGGGTGCTGATGCTAATTATTTTTTATGGAAATATCAGAAACAGTTAGGTGAAATAGAGGAAAGATTAAAACAAGCAAATGCAAGTCTTTCAAAATCTATTGGAACAGACGATTACGATAAGCTAATGAAATTAAGAGATTCAATAGGCGCAGAATATCGTGATTTTATAGGCCCAAACAGTATGGGTGTTCAGGAAAAAGCGCTTGCAGAATATAAATCTTATGGTGGTGAAGCTGAAGCTAGACTTACTCAGGCAAGACAAAGAATGACTGATGAAGAAAGAAAAGCCGTTTTTCCATTCGCCAAAGGTAAAAATGCGTTAGATATGAACCCTGAAGATGCAATTATTAAGATGGAACACGATAGCCCTACAATTACTCGCAAAGAATTATTGCAAAAATTAATGTCAAAAGACTGATATACTAAAAGCCTTATAAATCAAACACTTGAGTTTATATGACTAATAAAGTAGAAGAAAATAGAAAAAAGACAGGTGGTCGTAAGGCTGGAGTGCCTAATAAGGTCACTCAAGAGGCTAGAGAGGCTGTCAAAGCGTTACTTGATGCTAACCTACCATTCTTGCAGACATGGCTTCAGACGACTGCTGATGGTGTCTTTGACGACAACACAGGAAAATACATTGTTTTACCTAATCCAGGCAAAGCCTGTGACATAGTACAAAACTTAGTTGAATATTCTGTGCCTAAACTTGCAAGGACTGAAGTTGTAGGTGATGAGAAAGCCCCACAAAGGATGGTTATCTCTTGGAAGAAGTAATCAATATTGAACTAGACTACAAACCTAGGGATGTATTTATAGATTTCCACGATAGAGAACAACGCTGGGCTGTAATTGTTGCCCATAGACGCTGTGGCAAGACTGTTTCCTGCATTAATGAATTGATATATAAAGCCCTAATTGAGGGCAAAGATGACGCTAGATATGCGTATATAGCACCGTACTATAGCCAAGCAAAGAATGTGGCATGGGACTACTTGCTAAGATTTAGTCAGCCTGTACTAAATAAGGCCAATCAATCAGAACTGTGGGTAGAATTAATAAATGGCGCAAGGATTCGTTTGTTTGGTGCTGATAACGCTGACAGTTTGCGTGGTCTGTACCTTGATGGCGTAGTTTTAGACGAATACGCTGATATGCGCCCTAGAATATGGGGTGAGATTATTCGCCCATTACTTGCTGACCGTAAGGGTTGGGCTGTGTTTATTGGTACACCCAAGGGCCATAATGCTTTTTGGGATGTATATAGCAGCGCCACCAAAGACCCAAGCTGGTATGTAAAGACACTTAGGGCTGACCAGACTGATTTGATTGGTGATGAGGAACTAGCAGACGCTAGAAAGGCTATGACTCCTGACCAGTACGAACAAGAATTCCTATGTAGCTTTGAAGCAGCTATTCTTGGTGCTTATTATGGTCAAGAAATGAGGTCAGTTACAGATTTGGGCCACATAACCCTAATAGAATATGACCCCTTGTTTCCTTTATGTTCAAGCTGGGACTTGGGCTTTTCAGACGATACAACAATCTGGACTTGGCAGGTATGCCACGGAGAGGTACGATTCCTTGACTATCACACTAGCAATGGTAAGAGTATTCCCTATTACACAGGGTACATACAGCAGAAAGAATTAGAGTACAACTGCAAATATGACACACATTGGTTGCCTCATGACGCTAGGGCAAAAACACTAGCAAGTGGAGGAAAGTCAATAATTGAACAACTTTCTTTGAAAATTCCGTTAAAA